TAAGAATTCCTCTTACGCTGTTATGGATTCTGGATATAAACAACAGTTCGACAAACATAACGATAAGATGAGATTTGTTCCGTTGAATGGTGATATAGCTGGTCTTTGTGCTCAAACAGATCAAGTTCGTGATCCTTTCTTCTCTCCAGCTGGTTTTACCAGAGGTCAGATTAAAGGTGTGGTTCAACTTCCTTACAATCCTAAGCAAGCAGAACGTGATAAGTTGTATCAAGCACAAGTTAATCCTGTTGTTTCATTTCCAGGCGAAGGAGTAATTCTTTTTGGAGATAAGACACAATTAACAAAACCATCTGCGTTTGATAGAATCAACGTAAGACGACTATTCATTCTTCTGGAAAAAGCAATTTCAAATGCTGCTAAGTTTCAGATGTTTGAATTCAACGATGAGTTCACACGTTCACAGTTTGTTTCAATGGTAGAACCGTTCTTGAGAGACATTCAAGGTAGAGGTGGAATACAAGACTTTAGTGTCGTGTGTGATGCTTCTAACAATACCGCTCAAGTTGTTGATTCCAATTCGTTTAGAGGAGATATTTTCATCAAACCTTCTCGTGCTATCAACTTCATTCAACTCAACTTTGTTGCTGTTAGAAGTGGTGTATCATTTTCCGAAGTTACTGGTGCTATTTAATATTTTTGATATAAATAATTACAACAACATTAGGAGAAACTAAATGGCAGCAGCAACAGCAACAACATTATCAACTTTTAAGACAGCGCTCGCATTCGGGGGCGCTCGTCCCAGTTTATTTGATATTCAAATTAGTGCGCCCACAAGTTTTGCGGGGATGGGTGCTTTGACGGAATCTCCATCTCATTGCAATGTTTCGGAAATCCCTGGATTAACTGTTACACCAATAGAAAAACAATACTTTGGTCGAACAGTCAAAATTCCTGGCGAATTGACATTTGGCACTTTATCTACTACTCTTTATAATGCAGAAGATTATGATATAAGAAGATCGTTAGAAACATGGCAAGGAAACCTAAATGGTCAAATAACTAATTTTGGAATTTCAGGTGCAGTTAGTTCTTGGGCTGGAACAGTTAAATTACGTCAATATGCAAAAGCTGGAGGTGTGATAATGACATATACGTTTGTTGATTGTTGGCCGAGTTCTATTACAGCAATAGATTTAAATTACGACACCGTAGGTGATATGGAAACATTTGATGTTACATGGGAATACAATTATTATACGTCCGAAAACGCTCATACAAATGGCGGAAGTTTCAAGGATCAGGCTTAATTTACAAAGGAAAAAATGGCATTTACAGTATCTACGTTTAAATCAAATTTAGCCAAAAACGGTGGTGCAGCAAGACCTAATTTATTCAAGGTTAAAATCGAACACGCAAATAAAACCACCTTGAGTTTTTCAACAGCTGAAGTTCTATTAGTTAAAGCTGCTCAAATTCCTGCTGGGACTATTGCTTCCCTTCCTGTAAATTTTGTTGGAAGGCCAATTAAATATACAGGATTTAGAACTTACGACAACTGGGTAACTACTGTTATTAATGATGAAAGTTTCACAGCAAGAGATAAGATTACTCAATGGATGAGAGAAATATCCGGAAAAATGGATGGGTCACGAACAGAAAACTTTGGAGCTTATGCAACTGATGCCGGAGTTTTTAACGAAGGAACGGCCACGGTCACTCAGGTCAATAAAAATGGAGCAGATGGAAGAACTTATAAAATAAAAAATTTGTGGCCAACAAATCTTGGGACGATTGGACTTGATTGGTCGAGTGATACAATGGAAGAATATACTGTTGAATGGTGTTTCGATACTTGGGAACACGTGCTTTCAACAGATGAAGCAGCACTTATCACAAAAGAAAAGAAGGTAATATCAGAAGCTTCACTCTAAGTTGAGAATATTTAAATAGAAGAAAAGAGATAAATGAATGGCTTTCACAATAACAGACTTCAAATCAAATTTAAAACAAGGGGGCGCTCGGTCGTCCCTTTTTGACGTTACAATTTTTTTTCCTCCTGCAAACACAACTAACGCTAATAGTACTACTGATGATACTGAAGCCATTGCAACTCCCTCCTCACAAATAAAATTTTTAGTTTCATCAACTTCTATTCCTGCATCTACACTTACAACATACGATATATTTTTTCACGGAAAAGCTCTAAAAGTTGCAGCTGGTAGAACTTTTGATGCATGGGAAACCACAATTATAAATGATGAAGATTTTTTAATACGAAACGAAATTGAAAAATGGATAGATACCATCTCAAAACCTGACCTAAATACTAGGAAGAAGGAGTTGACTGAAGGTGTGAACAAAAAAGAAGGCACTAATGCTAAGTATAAGTCAACAGGAAGTGTTACTCAGTATAGTAAAGCTGGTTCAGCGATAAGGAAGTATAAATTTATAGGATTATTTCCAACTTTACTATCCACTATCGCTCTTAGTTGGGATTCTAGTACAATAGAGACATATACTTGCAGTTGGGCGTATGATTCGTGGGAACTTAGTACAGTATGAATAATAATTATTATTACAGGAGAATAAATTATGGCTTTTGAAATATTTGGTTTCAAAATTGAAAGAAAAAATCAGGGTGCACCAAACGCAAATGTTCCAGTATTTACTATGCCGGAAAATGACGATGGTTCCATGATGATATCTGGAGCTGGTGCTTATGGTACTTCTATAGATTTAGATGGTCAGTATAAAAGTGAAATTGATCTGATTCTAAAATATCGAGAAATGGCTCAAACTTCTGATTGTGAAATAGCGATAGACAATATCATCAACGAATCAATTGTAATAGATGATACACGAAATCCTGTTGATATTATCCTTGACAGAACAAATTTATCCGTTGGAATCAAGAAAAAAGTAACCGATGAATTTCATACAGTATTGGATTTGTTGAATTTTAATAATTTTGGTTACGATATTTTTCGCAGATGGTATGTAGAAGGTAAGTTGTATTACCATATCATGATAGATGAGAACAATCCGAATCTTGGAATTGTTGAACTCCGTAGTCTAGATGCTACAAAAATCAAAAAAATAAAACAAGTAAAATCTAAAGATACTTCTGATCCAAAGAAAAAAGAAATTAGTCTTGAACAAATGTTCAACTATAATGAATCTGGATTGGGAAATAGAACATCTGATGGTGTATTAATTTCGAGTGATAGTATCGCATATTCTACATCTGGTTTACTTAATCCCTCAAAAACTGGTGTATTATCTTATCTCCACAAAGCAATCAAACCACTCAATCAACTCCGAATGGTAGAAGACGCTATTGTCATCTATCGTATCTCAAGAGCACCTGAACGAAGGATTTTCTATATTGATGTTGGTAATCTACCTAAATTAAAAGCAGAACAATATATTCGTGACATTATGACACGATATAAGAATAAACTGGTATATGATTCAACTACTGGTGAAGTCAAAGACGATAGACGACATCAATCAATGTTGGAAGATTATTGGTTACCTCGTAGAGAAGGTGGTAGAGGAACAGAAATCACTACACTTCCAGGCGGAGAGAACTTAGGTCAGTTGGATGACGTAGAATACTTTCAGAAAAAACTTTATAAAGCAATGCACGTTCCTGTATCTCGACTAGAGGCTGACTCTGGTTTCTCTTTGGGGAGAGAAAGTGAGATTACTAGAGATGAACTTCTTTTCAGTAAGTTTATCGGTAAGTTACAAACAAGATTTTCACTACTTTTTGGTGAAATACTAGAAAAACAATTACTTCTGAAAAACATAATCACTTCTGAAGAATGGTCTCAAATAAAAGATAAAGTTCATTTTAAGTTTGAAAAGGATCATTATTATACAGAATTCAAACAACAAGAAACACTAACTCAAAGAGTTAGTCTTGCTAGAGATATGGAAGACTATGTCGGTAATTATTATTCCAGAGAATTTTTTAGAAAAAATATTCTCAGACAGTCAGAAGAAGAAATAAGAATCGAAGATAAACAGATACAAAAAGAAAAAAAAGAAGGTGAGTTTGAAGACGATACTGACACTGATGACAATTACTGAGTCAACAATGTTTATAAATATTAATAGATAATTTTTTGGAGATAAGAATGGCAGAACAACTAGCACAAAAAGAATTTAAAGCCGTGGACATTGTGGATTTTGCAATGAATTCACAACCAATAAAGGTAAACGATGCTTTTGATTCTATAATAGCAGACAAAGTAATAAGTTCTTTGGCGACAAGAAAGCAAGAAGTTTCTGCTAGTATGTTCAAAGATAAACAAGAAATTCCTGTTGAGGTAGAGGTAACAACTGAACCTGAAACAGAAGCACAACCCACG